ATTTTCTACAATTTGCCGACAGGTATTATATGATTCTTTGACCATTCTGAAAAAAGAATCAGTGTTTACAGGAGCAACTGAAGAGATGGCAAATTTGAATAATGTAGGATAACAAGTTAAATTAGAACCAAACATTGAGTTGAACTCACTAATTATAAAAGAAGCAGAACTTTTACTCTTAGAAGTCCAAATATTAAACAATCTCTCAGTGACCTCTTGTGCCCTGATAAATAACTGTATTCTCAATCTAATATTATTTGGTGTATCCATTGGCAAAGAGTGTGCAGTGTATGAGTCATCAGAAGATACAATATCTCTCCAATCACCTGGGGTGATTTTAAATCTAACACACAATCTCTTATAAATCTCATCTCTAAAACTAATTGCACATAAATGTAATAAAGAGGATGTATAGTGTAATATTCCCTGTCCCATATTTGACTCATTTTCAAACAATAATGAACCGGTCTCTAAGAAATTTTCCTTCAACTTCTGTAGATTTTTATCTGTATGTTTTTTCTTATTGGTTTTGTCTCTGACCCATATCTCAATCAATTGCTCTGGTATTAAACATTTTTTGTTGGTGTGAGTCATTAAACTTAACATTATAAATCTAAACAATGATGGATAATATTGTCTGAAAGGTATAAACATATATAAAAATTGTATTGGCATGAATGATGGTCCCCATTTGGTTTTGTCACAGTTATGATTCAATATTAACCTCTTTTCATTTCCCCTCTTGAGATCTCGCAACATGTCTCTCATTAATGAAAATTTCATGTCACCATGAGTTAACATCTCCCTATCATCATCCTTACAAATTAACCTTGAAAATGATTCCAGGATATTGATGGTAATTCTTTTATCTATCGGCAATATTAAAATTTCACGGACACCACCAATTTGATTTTTCTTAAATACTTGAAAAACTAATTCTGAAAATTTGTTTTCATTAATTAATTGATAAGAATGAGTTATCCCTTTCTTTAGTAATTCAATC